ATGGTGAGTAAACACAATAAGGCTGTACATGCACTGGGGGCTAATGAGGAAAAACCAACTACTCCAATACTGGTCACAACTGGCGCGGATGATGGTACAGGGAGAAGAAGGTTTGTACTTAAAGATGTTGCAACTCATAAAAAACAATATGATGATCTGAAATTACCATTAATGGGACGTACCCTGGTATTATCCTCTGAGCATTACAATGATTTACTTTTTGAGTGTTTAGATGCAAAAAAAACTACGGATCATTTAAGTTACGATGAAGCAGGGATGTTAAAACAACGCTTGTTTGGTTTTGAGACGTATCTGTATATCGATTGCCCGTATTACACTCTTTCTACCCTTAAAAAGAAAAGTTTTGGGGCTGTTATCGAAGCTGGAGACGTTCAGGGGTCTGTTTCTTATTTCTCTTTAGACATGTTCCGCGCTTCAGGGCTTACCAAAAACTATGCGGATGAGCCTACCACCCAAAACCACGCATGGTTATATAATGCGCGACATAATTATATCGTACTTCCAAAAAAGGAGCGTGCGGTGGGTGCTATTGTATCAGCGGATGTATAACCTTTAAAAACTTCAAAAATGAACCAGAAATTAAAAGCCAGGGCAAAACGGATATTTGAAAGTTCCCCATTTAAATTGGATACACTTTATGTAAACAAACACGGTAATTTTTTCACATCTCATAACCTAGCCCTTAATAGCGTAGAGAACGCTGAAGAAGTGGAAAAAATCACCATAGGAATGGTATTCGACACACAGGATAAAGCTCCGCAAAAACTGATCATAACGGCAGCCGATCAAAGTAAACTTTGTTTTGTTGAGCTTTCCCAGGGAGATGCCCCAAAGGTGGGTGATAAAGCCAAAGTAGGTAAGAAGAATGCGGAAGGTGTTTTTCAGATAAACCCACAGACCTCTTATAAGTTTGAGAAAGGAGCATTAACCCAAATCATTGAGAAATAATGGCAGATTTAGATGGAGTAGATATAAAAAAGGGTAAGATCGGAGCCAATACCATTGCCACTGGCGATGCTATCTCCGGGCTGGTGATTGCCAGCCCGGCTCCGGCAGGGCTCGCTCATGGTAAAGCTACCAAACTCTATAATATGGTAGATGTGAAAAACCTAGGGATTTCACTCGAATTTGATACCGCTAATGGTGTAAATCTATACCGTCATATCAAAGAATTTTACCGTATGGCTGGTGAAGGCAAAGAATTACACCTTATGCTGGTTCCACAGGCAACGACCATGGTGGCCATGTGTGAAGATACCCAGGAGGAATTGGGGAAAAAATTGCTCATTGAGGCTATGGGGAATATCAGGCAAATTGCTATTGCTGTAAACCCAACAGAAGCCACCACGCACCTTAACGGATTACCGGATGATGTGTACAATAGTATTGCTATGGCACAAGGGTTGGCAAAATGGGCGTTTGAGCGGCATATGCCATGCCAGATACTACTGGAAGGTTATGATTATGCCAGTCCGGCCGCTTCAGTTATTGATCTGAGAAAGTTACCCAATTTAAAAGCCCCAAAAGTAAGCCTTGTTATTGGTCAGGACTGGACATATGCCGAGGGGCTTACCGGTAATGCTCAAAAAATGGCAGATGTAGGTACCGCTTTAGGGACATTGTCCAAAGCAAGGATTAACCAAAATATCGGGGAAAACGAAAGTTTTGACTTACCGATGCAACCCGTAAAGCTTGGCTGGTTCCCGGGCTTTCTTCTCACCAGAAAAATGTAGATGTATTTAGTGATCTGCAAACCCTGGAAGATAAAGGATATATTTTTGGGATGACTTATACCGGGCTATCAGGGGTACGTTGGAATAATGACCATACGTGCACAGAGATTATACTGGATGCCGAGGGGAATGTAAATGAGCATACCATCGCATATGGGCGAACCCTGGATAAAGCGATACGCCTGTTACGAACGGCACTGCTCCCTAAGATAAAAACCTCACATCCCGTAGACCCGAAAACCGGAAAACTGCCCGTTGGAGTGATCAAAAACTTTGAAGATATAGGGGACACCGTGCTAGGGGATATGATTTTACGTAAAGAAATAACAGACGGGAAAACCACTGTTGACCCTGATAGCGACTTGGTTGTTGAGAAAAACTTAGGTACAGATTTTACGATAGTGCCCTATGGAAGTGTTGGGGAAATTAAAGGAAGTATTAACCTAAAAACCAATGTATAATGGGGAATGTAATAAAAAACAGTAAGGCATATGATAGTGGTGATGTAGAAGTAACCATTAACGGCACCCCTATTGATATTCTTGAAATCACTTACGACACAGAGCAAGAACACCAGTTAAACCATACGTTAAAAAATAATGCAAGATCATGGAGCCAGGGAAAAATAACCCATACCGCGTCCATACGAATGATGATGCATGATGCTGTAGTCCTGGAAGCTGCCGTGGGAGGTGATCTATTGTCGGCAAGACCATTTAATATCAATGTAACCTATATCAATCTATATAATGTGATTATCAATGACACCATTACCGCCAAATTTATGAAACAAGGCCGGGAAGTAACTGGGGACATGGGACTCAATAAACAGTACGATCTATTTGTATTGGATATCAAATATAACAACCTAATTTAATTAAAAATCATGGCAAAATTAACAAAAGAGCAACGCGAAAATTTTAAAAAAGAATATGGTGAGGATAAACTAAAATGGCTGGAGATTCCTACCGATGACATGAATACTGACTATATGGAGGTATTGGCGTGTATTCCCACAAGAGCGGTGATGTCCCAGTATATGAAGTATATCGATGTAAACCCTAAAAAAGCCCAGGAGATTCTTATTAAACAATGCGTGCTAACGGATAAAGAGACCATTATGGTGGATGACGCTCTTTTTATGACGGCTGTATCCATGCTGGCTGAACTTATCCCGATTAGAGAAGGAAGAATAAAAAAGTTCTAGCGGAGGACTGCTCCGGCCTCCATCATAGTGATTATAAGGATGTGATTATGAAAATTGATGCCTACATCAGTTTTGTACTTCACATCCCATACCCGGAGCAACTAAACGATACCGTATGGGCGGAGAAATGGGCACAAGTCCGTTTTTTGGCTGAAAAAGGAGTATTAGGAGATTTAAAAGAAGGGAAACTAATATGATAGAAAAACAAACTATAGCCATTGATTTGAGCAGTCGGTACCTGGCAGCATTCGGACTTTTGTTTGCAGGGCAATTGCCATCAAGAGCGAGCCTGTCACAAGATGAAAAAGGGTTTGAACTGACCTCATTTGACACTATAGATCCTGATTTTGAAAATATCAAATTTATATATTCAGGCAGCGAGATTAATTTCGCTGCCCTTCCTTTTGTCAGTACTCCTGATGAACCCATAGCAAATATATTGGCACCGCCCCCTATTATTAGTTTTAGTCGTCAGAAAGCGGATATCGAAACCCCTACAAATGAAAACGATAACATTGTAGTGGAACATTGGGGAACCCGTCCATGGGAGATCAGGATGCGAGGGCTTTTAATTGATGTGGAAAACCACCATTACCCGGAGCAAAGGATCAACCAATTGTACCAATTATTCGAATATAATGGGGTTGTGGAAGTATCCGGGACTCAGTTTTTTGACAAGGATATCGCTAGTATATACTTTAAAGGTATCGAGATCACAGGGATTCAGGGGTACCAGGATACGGTACAATATTCCCTGCAAGCCAGAAGTATACGACCTGTGGAATTCACGCTTTTAAACCCGTAGTTATGCAGTATTTGTATTACAATATGAATTGTGAGGTGACTATTGGCAAGGTGGTATTTGACCGGGTCAATAGTATCACCATTATGTCATCCATTAAAAAGCTAGCGGATACCGCAACTATTGTAGTGCCCCGTGCTTTTAACAGGGCTACAATAGCAGGGAAACCAGGTTCATTGGAAAAACGCAATATCACCGAGTATATAAAAGTCGATGACCCGGTATCTATTAAATTAGGATATGACGGTAACCTGGAGGAAGAGTTTTCCGGATATATCACCAAGATTGGTGCGGATATCCCCCTTAAGATTGAGTGCATGGATGAAATGACCCTGCTGAAGAAAAATAATTTTACCAGGACATTTGCTAGTGCAAGCCTTATGGAGTTGTTAAACTATATCGCTCCGGAATACACCCATGAGGTGATCGATGATGTAAACCTTCAGAAGTTTACCATTAATAATAAATCCGGGTTCCAGGTGCTTGAGCTATTACGTAAAAATTACGGCTTGCATAGCTATTTTAAAGATAAGGTATTACATGTAGGTTTTCCGATTTCGTTGATCCCAACACAAAACCACCGTTTTGTTCTGAATAAAAACGTTCGAGCAAAATCGAACAATCTAAAGTTTGTCAAAAAAGAAGATGTAAAACTCTTACTAAAGGCAATTAGTATCAATACCGATGGAGGTCGGATTTTTTCGGAGTTTGGAGATAAGGGTGGTGCACAGCGCACCTTACATTTTTCAAATAAAACCCTGGAGGAATTAAAAAACCTCGCTGAAAAAAATTACAAAAGCCTGAGTTTTGATGGATACCAGGGGAATATCCCAGGTTGGGGAATACCAAGAACCAAGCCCGGTGACGCCATTGAGATTACTGCACCCAAATACAGCGAGCGTGATGGTCGGTATTTAATTGAAGGGGTGACTATTAAATTTAATGGAAGTGACGGCTTTTTAAGAGAAAATAAACTAAGTCTAAAACTATGAAAACAGCAATTATTGTAGGGCATACAAAACGAAAACAAGGAGCAAAATCTCCTTATTTAAGTATACCAACCGAATGGAGGTTTAACAAGCTTGTTGCTGAAAAACTCCAGGACGTAGCTACCGTGTTTTATTACGATAGTTATAATACTGGATATACAGGTATGGTCAAACGAATGGCCAAGCAGATCAACCGTGAAAAATTTGATTTGGTACTGGAGTTACATTTTAATGCTTCGCAATCACCACAGGCAAATGGTTGTGAGGCGCTGTATTATTTTAAGAATGAAAGTGCGAAAGCATTGGCCGGGTATTTCTGTGAATTAATAGAGGAAGAACTGAAGATAAAAAACAGGGGTGCAAAGCCGTTACATGGAAAATCCCAACGAGGATTTGCTGCGGTATATTACCCTGAAGCCACAACGCTGATACTGGAACCATTTTTCGGCTCTAATGCATATGATTGTGTAAGAATGAATAGTCTAAGGGCAATTGATACTTATGTCCAGATAATAAAGAACCTAATTAAAGTATATAGGAATGATCACTAGGATTAACATATTCATAGGGGTAATCTTGGTGCTATTAGTGATCCTGATTATCCAGGGGATACAACAAGGTATTGAGAATCGCCGGAATGAAAAAAAAATAGACGAAATCTACCAGGTACAAATGATCAGCCTGGAACATATCAAAAGAAAAAATCAAGCGGTACTGGATAGTCTGGAGGTTCTTGTCTTGAATAAAAACAAAGAAATCAAATCCCTGGAAGAATCTTTATATCAAAATGTTGAACATATTCATAAAAACAATATCAAATATGAGAAACTCAAAAAAAATGCACTTCATATTACTGATACTGATAGCCTGGCAAACTCACTCACAAAACGTTATTAAAATTGATAGTATTACGTTGTCTTTTCAGGTAGCTAAAAAGATCAACCTGGATTTACTGGACTATGACCGGCTTATCTCTGGAGAAGTAGAACAAAATTTACAAAAATGCCTCTATCTCCAGGAGCAAAAGGATAGCATCATAATGCATATGCAGTCACAACTGGAAACGACCAGGAAACAAATAACACTTTCAAGGCAACAACATCAAATATTAAAAGAGCAATTACAATTCAAAAGTAAACGAAAAAGTAGCGGTTTTGTCTGGGGGTTTGTGGGTTTGGCTTTGGGTGTAACAACTGGGGTACTGATTGTAAATTAAATAGGGTTTAAAAGGTATTTAAATGGGAGCAGTCGAAGAAGTATTTAGCCAGATTATAGAGGCAAAAGGAAAGCAAAATGAAAAAATGATAGTGACTTTGGGAACCGTGACCCAGGTCAGGGAACTGGATTGTGATGTGTCCAGGGAAGAACTCCCGGAACTATTAGGGGTGCGCTATCATTCTATTATAGGGAATATTGACCAGTATATGCGGATCACACCAAAACAAGGAAGCAAAGTACTATGTGCCATTATTGAAAATGATATCAGTGAGGCCGTAATCATAGCTTATAGTGAGATTGATAGCGTACAAATAAAAATACAAGGGGCTGAGTTTGAAGTAAAGCAAGGCAAGTTTACTATTAAAAATGAAGCTGTAAACCTGAAAGATATTATTAGCAATGGATTTGACACCCTTATTAATGCAATTATAACGACTCCATCGGGACCAGGGGATTTTTCACCGGCAGACAAAACTAAGTTTGAAGAGTTAAAAAGTAAAACAACACAATTATTTATCTAATGGCACTAGTAACAGCACTTTTAAAGAAAGATATAAAAGGGATTTTAAATGACCTTAAAAATGATACGGATCAGGAGGCCGCCATTGAAAAGTATGCGGATCAGTTATCCAGGGCAATCGAGACTTATGTGAAATCAGCAACAGTAATTGTGACCGGTACCAGTGTTAGTGGTGGTGCTGTTACCGGAACTGGGCAAATTCAGTAGTATGGCAACACAAAGAAAAGATATCGCCAGGGATGAAAACAACGATATCAAAATCGAAAACGGTGATTTTGTGATCGAGGCTAGTGACCAGCAACATGTACAGGATATATTCAGGGCGCATAAAGGAGAATATAAACAGTGGCCACTGGTTGGTTTTGGAGCTTCCAGATACCTGAAGAAAACTACACTTTCAAAAGCGGAATTTTTACGTGATCTGAAAGTGCAATTAAAATACGATGGGTATGATAACCCTAATATTAACGGAACAATTGAACAATTAACCATCGAAATATAATGAAAGAGTTTTTAACAAACCATATAGAAAGCATTTTGGGTTTCCTCTTTGGAGCTGGAGGCTTATTTAGTGCATGGGCAGAACGAAAAAAACGAAAACAAGAATTGGTACAGGCAGAAATACAAAGCCAGCAACAAGTAGTTGACTTGTATCAGGAAGCCTTAGACGATTTAAAAAAGCGCTATGATGAAAAATTCAGCGAATTGGAAGGTGAAATAAAACAACTCCGTACTAATCTTGATTTATGGAAAGGTAAATACAGAACCTTAAAAAGTGAGTTTGATGCCTACAGAAAAGCACACGAGAATTGATGGAAACGACCATTTTAGAAAGACAAAACGTACTGGATATTACCCTACAGGAGTACGGGAGTATCACCGCGGTCTTTGATTTTGCATTAGGCAATGGATTAGGGATAACCTCAGAACCAGGTATCGGAGAAGATTTTATACTTCCTAAAAGTGAGGAATATGATCCGGATATACTGGGATATTATCAAAATTATAATATAAAACCGGTAACTGGTTCTACCGGGGGTCAGGTCTCTCCCGATGATAAAGGGATAGGTGTAATGATAACAGAACAAACGTTTATAATTGGATGAAAAAGCCACTACATTTAATAAAAACATGGTTTGAAACCGGAGATGTACCCACCCAGCAACAATTTCATGATGCTTGGGATAGTTTTCACCATAAGGATAACGGAGAAGTATTAGTAGGTAAAACTGTAAATGACAAAGGAGATATTACTTTTGTATTTTCAGACAAGGAAGAATTAATTATTGAAAAATTCATTCCTGATGTATCCAAGCCTATCGGATATATTGACGGATTAGTAGAGCAGCTTACGGGTATCCTTGATGCTATTGGTGGGTTACAATTGGGTAAAGTGGATACCATTGACGGTAAAGGATTGTCTGATACTAATTTTAGTCAAGGTGAAAAGGATAAATTGGAAGGTTTACAAAATTATACTCCTCCTACTTCGCAGCCTGTTTCCTTTATAGAAGGGTTACAAATGATTGTTGATGAGCTTACCCAAGATTTGAACCTTAAAGTAAATCAAGTAGATGGTAAAGGGTTGTCTGACACCAATTTTAGTCAAGAGGAAAAGGACAAACTAGCCAATATAAGTCCTGACTTAGCAGTATACAATTTATCAAATACCCCGGCATTTCTAAACTATAGGTATTTCGGTAAAAAAGTATATGGTGTATTGCTTGCTATACCCACTCCTGAGCTTGAGGTTAACTATACCTTTACTCATGCTTTAAATGTAGAAAAATATTTGCGTATAGAACTTTGGGAAGATGGATTGCCGCCAAATAATACAAGGCAAATAGCTAGGCAAGATTTGGCAAAACTCATTGGTGAGAATGCAGGAACTTTTAACCATACAAAAAATGTAATTACCACAACAGGATATAAAATACCAACAAACAAGTTACTCTATATTGAATATACAGAAATACCCCAAGGTGTTGGAACGGATATAATAGGGGTAACACCAATAGGAAGATAAAAGGAAACAAAATAATTAATAGACAATACAATGGCCAAAACAATTGCAGAACAAAAAGAACTTTGGAAAGATGGGTTTGTTCCTAATGAAAATCACTATTCCGATCTTTTTGATACTATAGAAGAAGTATCAGCAGGCACAACAAAAACACGTTTAGAGCAAAATAGACCTATAGAGGAATTTTTTGGATTTGGTGGAGAAGAATTCTTAGACCCGAATAGAATCATTTTATCAAATCCTATGAATCAAAATGATACTATAATAGATGTTTCTATCTCCTATACGACCTATATTCAAGGCGATATAGAAATGTCTGTAGAGAGTATTGACGATCCGGTTAATACTGGTCGTAAAGCATTAAGAATTGTATCTATAAAAGATGGAAGGAGTGACTTTTCCCTTTCCGGCACTTTTGAATTTTTCGGAAATGCTACGGATACTAAAGCTTTTAATTTTGATGGTAGCACCCCGGAAATTCTCATTGATAATATAGACCCGAGATTAGCAGGTGTAGGTATGAGGTTTGTCAATACAAAAGAATCAGATTTAACATGTACCAATGTAGCTACCTCTCAGGAAATAAAAACGTTTGGAACATCCATAGTTTTTGGTAATAGTTTTACCTATTCTGAATATATAAACGAAGGTGATACAACAGTAGTCAGGGAAGGGAAATATACTTCATCCAAACGAAATAGTTATTTAGTTCCAAAAAATAAAATTGGCTTTGATAGCGAAAATAATATCGTATTTGATGCTGATGGGCTTACGTATTTTTTCCTACTACCAGAGGCAGAAAAGCTTGTAAACATAAAAATAGAGTACATGGAAAGTCCAACATCTTAAATAAGTATCAATGGCAAGAACATTAAACGATATACAGCAAAGCATTTTAGATAAAAAAACGCATACCGTGGAGTTAGGGTTGAAGGTGTTAACCATCAATGAGCAAAGTACTTTAACAGACCTGACCAGTACTTCAAAAGTAGCAATATGGAGGTTATGGGTGTATATTGTTGCTTTTGCTATCTGGACTCTGGAAAAGCTTTTTGATATTCATATCATAGAGACTGATAAAAAGATAGCAGAAAACGAAATACATAATTTCCTTTGGTACAAAAAAAAGGCGTTACTTTTTCAATATGGGCATGCTTTGGTATCTCAAACAGATTATTACAATAATTCTGATATAGAAGTATCAGAGATATTGAAAAGTAAAATCATAAAGCATGTAGCCGTTATCCGAAAAATCATAAATGGTCATGGTTTTTTAGAGTTGAAGCTCGCCAAAGAAGAAAATGGGCAATTAGTGCCATTAACAACTCCTGAGATGGAAGCCTTTAAAGCGTATATGTTCTTGGTTGCTGATGCAGGAACGTATATACAATATATTTCTTTGCCTCATGATAGTTTAAAACTGGTTTTAGAAATACAATACGACCCACAAATACTATGGCAAGATGGTACTCGAAAAGATGGTACTGACAATACCCCAGTTATAAACGCTATCAATGAGTTTTTATATACCCTCGAATTTAACGGGGAATTGATACTAACCAAACTTACCGATTACTTGCAAAATGTAGAGGGGGTAAAAATTCCTAAGATACGGGAGACCTATTCTAAATATGGAAATTTTGATTATGAAATTATAGACGAAACCTATATAGCAAGAGCCGGGTATATGCGTTTGGACTTGGATAATACAATAATAAACTACATCCCTCGTGAACTTTGATAAAATATACATAATAGATTACAACAAATTAATTGTTTGGTTGTTACCCACATTTTTAAGAAGGGTTAAGCTCTTCATGTGGTTACAAGTACTGATTACACCGATAAGAGAGCTTTACAATAATTTTTTAAAGTATCGTAAACAGGTAAATTATAAGTTAAGTCATAATTCACAGGTATGCTATTTACAAAAAGTGTTGAACGATGCCTTTGATAACGAATTAAGACGTATTTATATTGAAAATGGGGTGTTTCTGAAAGCTTTATATGTATATACTCCTGAAGAGGAGTTACCTGTTTATATCGGTACAGAATACATATACAGCGATGAAGATTTAATTGGAGGACAGGACGATTTTATAGTAAATGTGCCTATCGATTTAAAACCATCTTCCACTATAGCTTTAGAGGGGATTTTAAGTGATATGAAAGGATTAATTAATGAATATAAACTAGCATCAAAAACATATAGTATAACATGGATAGAGTAGAACTATATAGTGGAGGGTTTCCCGTGACAACCACCACGTTTAATTTTTTACAGGAAGCTTATGGAAAAGCAATAAGTGCATTAACAGCATTAGGAGGTGAAACCTTTATTTTAGAAGGTGTCCAGGTAGTCGGTGATAATATTACCGATGGTACCATTGTATATAATGGTGAATACCTTCCGTTTTCAGGAGGGACGTTCAATGAGACGGTAAGTATATATGAGGATGTACAAGAAGTGGCCTATAACCAGGACAACGATAATGACGGAAATCTAGACCTAAAACGTGCATATATTAAAAGGTATGCTAAATGTGGTACCGATGGCCTGGAGTCATTTAACTTTGATCTTCTAAAAAGTTTCACACCACTTACAGAGTTATCCATGCCAATAGGATCAATAATCATGTGGAGTGGTTCCGTTACTAGTATTCCAAAAGGATGGGCGCTTTGCGATGGTGCAAATGGTACTCCTGACTTAAGAAATAGGTTTATAGTAGGTGCAGGAAGTTCTTATAATGTTGGTGCAAAAGGTGGATCAGACCAAGTAACACTAACCCAAAACCAAATGCCTTCGCATTATCATGATGGAAACACCAGTAGTGGGGGAAATCACAGGCATACAGGATCAACCTACTCAGGAGGTAGTCACAGCCATTCCGTACCAAATGAAAATGGAGTAAATGGAGGATCAGGAGTGCATTTTAGAATAGAAGGTCGTAACAGAGCTAGACAATCAGGAACAGTAGCAGGAAGTCACTCACATACCTTAAATATGAGTTATGCGGGTACTCATAACCATGCTTTTACAACTAACTCAAAAGGTGGTAATGCTGCCCATGAGAACAGACCGCCGTATTATGGATTAGCTTTTATAATGTTTAAAGGATTGTAGCTTACTTAAGGAGGTAGTAAAAAAGTCCTCCAGTTTTAAAAAATATCTCACCACTTTTTAAACCAAGCGCACCAAGCGACTGGAGGACTAAAATCTTCTGGTTCCTTGGTGTGTTTGGTTTGTGGTGAGATGTAACAAAAATAGGGATATTAATTAAAAAAGTAGACAAAAAAATGAATTGATATTAAGTAAAAAAACAGAGGAAAACAAAAGGAATAATAATGGGAAAATGTAAACAAAAAATGACAAAGATGTACACAACGGCACCGTTGCCGTTTCAAGGGCAAAAACGAAATTTTATCAAGCAATTTAAAGAAGAACTTTCAAAACAAAGGGCTCCGGCCTTCTATGTTGATTTGTTCGGGGGTAGCGGCTTGCTGAGTAGGACTGCTAAGGATATACATCCTGAAGCAACAGTAGTTTATAATGATTACGACAATTTTAGAGAGCGATTACAGGCAATACCCAAAACAAATGAACTTTTGGCTGACATACGGGTATTAGTTGAAGGGATAGCTAATAAATCAAGGATTGATAATGATATTAAAACACAGATTATCGATCGTATTGCACAAGAGAAGGGGTATATAGATTATATTACCATTTCCTCAAATGTGCTATTCAGTCAGAACTATGCGAATAGTATTGAAGCTTTAAAAAAGGAAAGTTTCTATAATAGAGTGCGTAAGTCAGATATTACCCTAGCAGATGATTATCTGGATGGATTAGAAATAGTAAGCATAGATTACAAACAATTATTTGAAACTTATAAAAACCATGAACATGTCGTGTTTTTGGTTGATCCTCCTTATTTATCTACAGACTGTACAACATATAAAAACTATTGGAGATTAAAAGATTACTTGGATGTTTTAAAAGTGCTTATAGAGCAAAAGTATTTTTACTTCACTTCAAATAAAAGCAGTATTGTAGAGCTTTGTGAGTGGATTGAAACCAATACAGGAGGTGTAAATCCATTTTATGAAGCAACCATTGTAGAACGTAAGACGAATATCAATCATCAATCAAGTTATACCGATATGATGCTCTTTAAATGGACTACCACGACAACATGA